TTGGATCGCCTTTACTTTTTGGTGTCATAGTATAGTCCTAAATCGAAGCTCCCGTTGGGCGACGAGGAGGGAGCGAGCCTCGCGGGATCAGGCAGCTAGTGCGTAATCACCGTAGTAGTTGTCATCGTTTGCAACTATTTTGTTTGACCCTGTTTAACGTCAGCATCATTGACGATTCTCCACTTGCTTTCAGTCGCCCGTCGAATCCATTACGCCCCCATCAGATGAACACTGTGTCGGATTTCCACCCACATACCCGGCGGCCGGGATCTTGATCGTAGACTAAAATGACTACTCTTTAGATCAACAGTGTTCATTTGGTGGAGGCGGCGGGAGTCGAACCCGCGTCCGCACTTCCTATTACAAGCTTCAGCGAATATTGAAACTACCAACATAATTTACAAAATTCTCACAGCAATCTTCTGCATATTGTTGTGTTCTATCAGCAATCAATACAGTGTCATACTCTCTCAATATACCGGAATGTGTTATGTCATACAATCGGCATATATAATGGTATTTATCTTGACTCAATACAGCTTTACGTGAATCATCTTGAGCGAAGAACTCGCTTATCTGCACTTCTTTTGTGTGCTCCTGCCATTTTGTCATAATGTTTTCTCTCGCAATCGCCGCTACAATACGTAGCCCAAACTAATACAACCCTAAATTCTTTACCACACTGGACACATTTCTTAGTATCCGGTGATGACGTCATACAACTCTCTCCAATCCTGTACTCTGATGATTTCAGAGTCTGCCCATTCTTCTTGATTTTCGTTGAAGCCATGAGCCATGAGGATTGATCTTAAACCCATCGTCTCACCGACCAATGCATTCTCTACTTTATCTTCGATCCAAAAACAATTTGTGTTCTTGTATTCTGCTAACGCTTCATCCTTATCTGCACCGCAGTCTAAGATGACATACTTTTCGAACGTAGATGGTCCGAACAGTTCACATAAATTTTTGATTCGAAGGTGTTGTGCATACTCGTCATCTGTTTGAGAAGTAATGGCATGAAATACATAGCCATGTTCTTCATGTAACTTTCGCACATACTTAATTGCATCTCTCAGTGGTGGTATCTTCCTGATTGATGCACTTTCATTAAACATTCGTACTAACGCCTTCGACGCTTGTCGAGGGAGACCGTACTTGACGTCCATTTTATAGACACCCTCTACTTTTACTTCATATCCGTGGCGGGCCATCCAACGACCGAAGGCATACTCCCAATCAAGAAGTACGCCATCACAGTCGGTTAGAATTACTTTTTCTTGCATACGTGTTTCCTCATTTCCATACCATTCTACATCGTATGCATTCATTTGTAAACTAGTATCTTACGCCAGTTTGTAGGATTGCCATCTCAGTGGCAATTTCCATATCAGTCATGCCGTCACCAAGTGTAGGTGGTACATAGTTTCCACCTTTATCAATAATAAGGCGTGACCATTCTTGAATCATTCCTTCGCGACCAAGTCGTAGATAACCATCTACAATCTGATTGAAATATGCTTCACTAATACCGGGGTTTGCAGGCGAAAAGGGTTTTGGTTCTTTGCGCTTTTGAAGCCAGTAATAAATGGCAACTGCTGCGCCGGCGAACAATACAAGTGCGATTAAATTATCCATGTCATTCTCCTAAATCTTTGGGTTGACAGTATTTCGAATTATCTTTCCTTGCTATAAAGTCCATGTAAAAATACTTCCTCGGATCTATATAGCTTTTATACGTCGATGGAAAGTCATTATTGATGTAATGATATGCTGCGTGCACATTCATACCATATATATCATCAATGTCCATATTATTTATCCAGTATCCACCTCGTGTCCAGTGCATGGAACGAGCGTCATCAAATTCATCGACTGGACTATAGCCTTCTTGCCATGCCCATTTGTCAGGTATCTTGCCAACATTCTCTGTCCATTCGAACTGATGTAGATATTTTCCAGACTCAGTATTGATCGTTTCTGGTGTCAATTTTTGGCAATCAGGATGAGCGTTATTGAAAACCATCAGGCTTGACCATAGCTTTTTGTCATACCACACATCTTTAGTATCACCGAACTTCTTATCGTATTTCTTCTCAAAGTCATGTTGTACAACCGACACTGCTTTCGTATCGTCGATAAACCATAATAGATTGAGTATATCTGACTCGAAGATGTAATCATTGTCGACAAAAATACTCCATCCTTTATAGTCAGACAGGTACGGTGCAAGAAATCTTGAGTATGAGAACTCAACACTTTGATTGGCAAACTCACGATCGTATTCAGGTATATCAGCAATGTCGAGTGGAATGATGTTGATATTGGGTGTGTTTTCAATACCTGTGCTGCTGAGTTTGATACTCTTTATGCAAGTCTCATGTACATCGTTATGTCTTGAGTCATACCCAACAAAGATATTGATAGGTGAATGCCAATGCTCTTTCACACGTTCTTCATATTCTGTGACCGCTTTAGTCATCGATGCATTCGTAGAACCATCTTTCATATTCATGATTTGAGGTGTAAGATAGTTGTCATTATTAGGTAAGATTGCAATCTCATACTTGTTACTTTCCTCAGTAAACAAGTCTAAGCACTCGCTTAATGTTGCTTTTGGATAATCAGTAAACTGATCGAATGGATCAAACACAATGCACTGTGGATTGACGTCACATATTTGAAATGCATACCATCTAAATGTGCCGGGATGTATCACAGAACTGTATCTGATTTTACCGATATCTTTGTCTTTGTATGGGAACGTGACTGCTGTAACAGGTTCGCGTAGACCAGTATCGATAATATTATTGCACAACCACTGCATCTTGATAATATCACGATAGTAGTTCTGATGTGTGTCAGGCGCACACTTCATATACTGGAAGTTTTCTACTTTCTCTTTTGATTTGTAGAAAGTTTTGATCGATAAGGCGTGCTTCTTCAGCATGTGACCATTGTAAAAATCCCATGCCTGTGTACGTCGCGCGACAGTATTAGCATCGACGATTCTCACTGTTCGAAAATCGTCAAAGTACTTTTCTACATTATGACCTTTTACACCTTCCTTGTCGCCAGTATATAAGATATGATATATCGGTAATAAGGGATCATTCTCGAGAATCATTACGGCAATACGAGACCAGATGTTTGTTGTTGCCAAGCTTTGACAATTTGAGGATCAGTGCGGCTGATAAGAATAACGCCAGTCTTCATGACTTCGCATTCAGACAATTCTTTTTCGCCTGTCATACATACACCCGGCACAAAGGCTGCGCCTTCTGGTGTTGCTGCAAACACACGTGGATTTTCAATAATCAAACGATCATCAAGCTCTTCTTTCAATCGACCAACAATCTCGCCACCCATGGTGACGTACGTCATAACATCATTCATTACACAACTCCGAGTCTTGTTTCAGTATATAATTTTTAAAGCGATAGCCGGGCAACACGCTGTCGTCTGGCTCTTGCAAGGTGAGATACTCTGTATCGTATTCTTTAAGGAGAGGGAACGTCTTACCGACCGAATTTGAATACCATCTGCTTTGGTCCGAGCAGTTTGTAATCCGTATGTGTTTCATCAATCAAAGCTCCAAGGGTCTCATTATTTTCCAAGAATTCTACATATAATCCATATTCACGACCATGAGCTTCAATCTCCCATGGTAATTCACCGTACGCAACACGATCGACGTTGACTTTTTCTTTGTGCCAACGTGTCATTTTGTAGTCACGTTCGTATTGTCTCATTTCGCCTTTGGCCCATTGCTTAATGTGTACGCATTCATGGGCCAATGACTTGGTAAAAAGTTCGTAAGATTGCTTAGTATCAATACGTAAAACGAATTCACGAGGTGACCAAGACTCTTCGTAAATTACATCAGCGTGTATGCCTTCTACATCTAGCAAGGTGTCCTTGCCTTTAATTTTGATGCATATCTTGTTATGAATACGAGGCATAAACTTCTTCATCGCGAAATCGCAGAAGCTTTTAGCTATTTTCTTCTGTAGTGGATCAAGACCGTAAGATCGTACGATAGCCATAGATATCTCCAATTTGAAGTACCATTCTACTACAATTCATAACTGATGTACATGCCTCTGTCACTCTCTAACTTATTGATTCTAAAGCACTTTTAAAATTAATTTTTACCTTTGTTTCCAATGTTATATTTAGCAACCAATTGCCAGTCATTTTTGTCTTTATGAGCAATGATTTTGATCTGATTGATTGGAGCTATTGGTTCGCTAATGCTGTCTGGTCTTGTCACTTTGATAAGATTCCAATCGGCCAGCAGCTTTGTAATTGTGTTTCGTCGACCTTCATCTTGCTCATTGAAATTTGTTGGCTTTCCGTCAAGCGCAAACAACTCTTTGAAATGTACGATGTAATACTTACCACGCTTGTGTAGGATGTGACATGACTGATATAATTTCATGTCCCGTGGCGATGCAATACCGATTCGTGTTAACGTCTCGCGCACCTTTAAAAAATCATCGGGAGATACAAGTTCGACCTCAATTAACGAGTCGATGTTCATACACTAACCACCTTTTTCTAGTCGGCTTTTTATTATTTGTAATTGTTCTTTTGAGAGAATGGAAAGTGCTTGAGAAGCTCGCTGGTCATTATATCCATAATATTCTTTTACCGCCTCGATGTCACTATCTTCTTCTTTTTTGAACCACTTAGAAAATCTCTTCCGTGGTCTGACAATATTTATATAAAACTCGTATTGCATTTTTTTGTCGATGTCGTGATAGCGATTCATCTCATTGGCAAGAGCGATGGTATCCTGAAAGTAAGACAGTCCTCGATTGATCATGAATGGCAGATAGTCTTTCTCAGCCACATCATCATCGTTAGAACCTCGCATAAGATTCTTCTTGGTGGTGTTGATAGAATTAAGGTAATCAAATGGATTCGACATCGTCTTCTCGCTCTTCAAATTTGGTCGTTATTGCTTCTAATACCATACTACATTCGTTACAAACTTTAAACTCATGTTCGTCGAGATAGATGATGACTGGATCGTCTTCTAAAAAGTTACTACATGCAGCTACTTCGCACAGTGGTCTCTTGTTCTTAAATATTTTCATTCGTATGTTCCAAAACATTGCAAAGTGTATCGATAGAATGGAGCCTTCTGTTCAGTGACCATATGGTAGGTTTGATCAGTGTTGATGACCATTGTACCTGTATCTGGTATGACATACTTGTCTTCGTCTTTCGGTCTATATTTTAACAGACCACCCCATTCCTCTTGCCATCTATCGTTGAGATAAATGGTACAGGCAAAGTCAACATGATTGTCGGCGTGCCAGTTACAACCTGAGCCAGTGTCCCATACTTGCATGACCAATCTTGTCTTTTGCCAATTGATCCTACGATCGAAGTAACCACTATTCTGTATTTTCCAACAAATCTTTTTGTCATCTTGTGCCATGTGGTCTCTGAAATCTGCAAGATATACAGCTCCGTCAAAGCCTCGAGTAAGATGATCTGCCCAGTTGTTCTTGTTAATTTTCCACATTCCTTCTTTCAATAGCCTGTCATCCAATTCACGAGTGATATTGAGACAGGTATCGAGAGTGAGGAACTTAGGAACAACAATCATTTAAATGAGCAATTCGCCATAATTTCAGTGAGACATGCAGTCATATTTATTTCATGGTCAGCAACGAATGCAGCCTTGTATTGATAGTCAGCGAGAATAAGAACGAGCTGAGGTATCGAACCGCTTTCCATGAAGTCTGAACATTTGTCATACAGTCGACGAAAGATGACAGTATTATCAGCATCGCTGTTGTCTGCTACCCACTTACGAACCGAGGTATAGTCTTTTTCTTTGAGAGATTTGAGTAGATTGTCGAGAGTCACTTCTTGCAAATTGGTAAGAATGCCTGTATCGACACGACCAGTTGCAGAATATCGTTGTAGCTCGTTGAGAATACGACGATTGTCAGGGAAGTGTTTCTTGACTACTTCAACAACAACTGCTTTGTCATAATCAACGTTCTCGCTATCAAGGATAGTGCATGTACGCTTGAACATCTGTGCTGCACATTCCATACGTTGTTCTTTGTCAAGCTTAAACTCAACAACGCTACATCTAGAATGTAGTGGATCGATGATCTTATTCTTGAAATTACATGTGAGGATGAAGCCACAGTTTTTGGAGAACTCTTCCATGAAATTACGAAGAGCTGGTTGAGTTGAGTTTGGATTAAGGTAATCTGCCTCGTCGAGGATCACATACTTACGACCACCTTGAAGAGATACCGATGATGCGAACGACATGATATCGTTGCGAAGTGTATCGATATTGCCATTCATCGAACCGTTGATAACGATGTAATCGCAATCGAGTTGCTCGAGCATGGCTTTTGCGATAGTAGTCTTACCCACACCGGCAGTACCGGTGAGGATAAGATTTGGTACATTACCATCATCAACGAACTGTTGAAACGTTTGTTGAAGTTGGACTGGTAGAATAGTATCAGCGACAGTACGTGGCCGATACTTTTCTACCCATAAAAAATCATCATTCATAATATAAAAAACCTCAGGGTGTTGATCAATATAAATTATACAGCATTCCTCACATATTTGACATGTTATAGGCTGTACTTATCTTTTGCCTTGCCTATGTTGAGTGCGAAGACATCTATATACTTATAGATCTTTCCCCACAGCTCATCGTCTTTTGGTGTTGGTGTCGCGGCAACAAAGGCCGAACACATTACGCTTAGTAGAGTCAACGCGTTGACCCACTCCCACAAAGAGAAAATAAATCCAGTCATATTAGCTCCCGTATGGATTCGAAAGATAATCGAGGCCGTTCCATAAATCGTCGATCTCTTTTTGAATCACATCTAGTTTATTGTTGATTTTATCTGCATCTTTAAAGAGTATCTCAGCTTTCGAAACGAGTGTTTCAGTTTCGGTTATTTTTTTCTCAACTTCGACAATACGTTCACCAAGTGTAATCAGTTCTTGTTGTCGATCCATAATACTTTTTAGGTTTGTACCTAGTGTTGCTAACTTGCCTTGTAGACCAGCTACATCATTGTCTAAGAGTTGTTGAGTCACTTTGTTTATTTCTACATCAGCATCATTTAAGTCTTCATCAATCTCTTCCTTGAGATCATTGAAACGAGCAGATACTAGCTCAGTATTTTTTAGCGATTCTTCTACCGTTTCCTCTAACAAATTTAGTCGTGAGAAGAACTCAGAGGCGGCCCAAATACCGCCTCCAAGTGTAGAAGAAAATGAAAGAAGCACTGCTAGCCATACACCTTTGAATGATGTACCGCCAACATTTAGTTCCATTTCTTCTATTGACATTTTAGTTTCCTATGGCATTGGTTCAATGTAACATGGCATTGCAGGATCTTCGTTTTGGAATGTACCAGTGAGTACACCATTTACAACAGAACAAGTTGTGTCAACATCTTGTGTTGGGCCTTGTGTATAAAAGAAGCTCGTGGCACCTGCGTTAACAAAGAAGTTTGTCGTTTCAATATTAGCACTAATATCTTCAACTAACATCAAGCTTGCAGTTGATGTAAAGTCAACTACGACACCAGCCTGAAAGCCAGTGAGCCCTTGATTTTCGATACGATCTAAGAATACTGAATCAGCATTCAAGAAATCTACACCGTTTAAATCAGCGTTAGTCTGGAAATTAGAAATCATTTGCGCATCATTATATACTGCGGCAACCGCAGCATACTGATCAGCTGCATCTTGCAATGCAGTTTGCGAGTTGTTAAAGGCATCAAGTTCTGCAGTCGTAATCAAAACAGAGTTGTTCTGAACATACGCCTGTAGTTGTTGACCTTGAATAGCATCACCGGATGTTTGTACCTGTGTTGCCATATTTCCTACATGACTTGCAATTGCGATAGCTGTAGTAGCATTGACGAATGCATCAACTGCTTCACTAAAGCTAATACCCGCAGTTTCATACTCTTCAGCAAAATACTCTGCTGCTGTTTTCGAAAATACATCCGCGGTGACTTCCAAGACAGCAAGGTTGTAGGCATCTTGCTGTGCACTCGTTAACAACGTAGCAGAAGTTTCTAGGAATCCATCGGGCGTAATGTTACCAGCAGAAACACCAATTCCACTTTGTACACCACCAACACGCTTAATAGCGGCGTCTAAAGTTGTATTGATACTACCGGAAGCAGTTACGAGGTTATCGACGCTATTCCACTGTACTGGACCCGCTAGTGCGGAACCGCTCACTAATGCTACGCTCATCATCAGATTTTTCAGATTTTTCATCTTTTTGTCCTATTCCTAAAACTGTGTCGTAGTAAGTTCTATTTTCATCGTAATCAGGAATATAAACCGTTGGCTGGTTTCTCATTGCCAGCACGGCTCTCTTACCAAAGACCATTTTACCGGCCACTAATATCGGACATGGATTGCCTGATGAAAACATGGCTTTCCAATTGTCTTCATTTTGACACATGCGACTAACTGCTGGTAGCACCATGCCTAAATCTTTGAAGACTTTCGCGTCACGTCGTCGGTTACATTCTTCATCTTGCTTATATGCTCCACGCGAAACTCCGATATCTAATAATTGCACACCGGTTCCTCGACTTTGTAAACAGGTATCACTCCCAGACGACATGAGAGATGGAGCGATAGCCGTAGGTACTGGCGTCGGAGCTCCTGCTCCTGCACCAATATTAGTTGTACTTCTATTGTTATTGTTTGAATTTTGTTGATTAGAATTTAAATCGCCGTTCTGTTCATTGTTAGGATCGACAATATCTTCAACTGGTTCTGATGGTTCTATGTAATCTTCACGAATACTTTTTTCAGCAGCTACAGATCCTGATAAAAGCAGAAACATAATGAATATGATCATATGTCTCATTTACTTTTTGCTCCAAGCCTGCGCTCCAAAAAACGCCGCAACAATACCGGCAACGGAAACAAAATAAGTAGCAGCCATATCACCAAGGATTTTGGCAGCTTGTTCAAGATCTATAATATCTGTCAATACGACAGCGAATGGATATAAGAGAAGACCAGCCAGTGCAAACCAAGTCATATTACGCTGAGCATCACGCATCGCATCAGCATCTTCAAGTTCTTTTCGCTTGAATTCCAGATACAGCAATTCTTCTTCTTTGCTTACCTTGCCATCACCATTTGTGTCAGCAGGATGATATTTTTCTTCAGACATGATTATTCCTCATATTAAGTCTCGTAACAAAGACATCATATAAGGAAGCACAAATCAGTGAATTATTTATATCAAAATAATTTAGGGGCTTACGCCCCTATATTAAAAAGCAGAGTTCGATTCGATCGAGATCCAATATTCTACATCATCACCGCGGAAGTGTGAGATACCTTTCGATGAGATACCAACAACATAGTTGCCAGATAAGATTTTGAGATTCTCGGATTTGAAGACAGAGGTGAATTCAAGATCTGTTTCACCAACTTCAATGTCATATTTATCTGCTGATGGATTCTTCGTATCAGTTGCGCGTAAAACAATTCGACCATTTTCGCCTGCAACTACAACTTCAGGAAAGCTCATCACACCGAGTGCTTTCATTACTTCGGCAAATACTTCTTGCTTCAGTTCGAACTGCACATCGACATCACCAATATCAATGTCTTTGTTTGGAGCTGACACGATCGTATTAGGATCAGCGAAAGTATAACTTACCTGTCGTCCCGGTGCCGCAATCACAACATTGCGATCAGCGAGTACATAATCAGGATCTTCGAACAAAGATGACACTCCTAAGAATCGCGACAAGTCATAGATTGCAAAGTCTTGTGGAATCTGATCTTCGAGAACTGCTTTCGCCATAATGGTTTTGTTTGGCGAAATAGTCTTGAGAGCATTACCTTCTCGAAACTGAATTGACGGATTAATGGTAGAAAAATTCTTGAGAATTTGTACCGAGCGTTGGTTGAGTTTCATAATATAATTTATCCTTTTTTCTTTCCAAGTTTTTCAGGATCCGCTGTAGCCGCTGCACCAACTGATGCGAGAGCTGCAAGAGAACCACCGAATACGTATGCACCCATATGTTTCAATTCCATCCAAGGACACATGAATACTTTCATTCCTGCACGTCTTACATTATAACAAAACATGTAATCTTCTGACAGGTATCGATTCGAGTATTGCTTCTGATCGATACCCTTTGTCTTATCTTCAAGGAACCTGACGACATCATTGTTCTTAGCATTCGGATTCTTCTTAAAGAATGCTTTTATTTCAGGTATTAGATTCTGTGATTTATCATCAATCAATGCATCGAAATATGCCATGATTTCTGTTGAACCATCAAAATGTGCAGTTCGAACATGATCTGGTCGATACATAAATTGTGGATATGTTTCTTTATACTTGTCAAACGTTTCTCGCTTGATCATCATAAAACCAGTACCACCTTCTGCTACTTCGGTTGGTTCTGATAACTTGATAAAGTGTTCACCCTTTTCTTTGGGTCTGATTGGATTGAAGACATAATCACCAACAAAATTTTCGAGGACATTTGGATCTTCGTCAGCGACACCACTCTTGACAGCCTGAGTAATTTTTTCCCATGCAATTGTCTTCTTCGGATATGGTGCACAACACACATCCATTTCTTGTCGTTGATGCATAATAGCTAGCATCGATAGTACATCTTGTGCTTTAAATGAGATGTCAGAATCGATGAACATAAGATGCGTGCAATCAGATCGCATAAACTCATCAACACAATAGTTACGTGCTCGAGTAATAAGAGATTCATTGAACAAGAAATAAAATTGCATCGGAACACCATATCGCTGCATCGTAGTTGTTAACTCTGCCATCGATCGCGTGTACATACCTGAGCATTGAGCCCCGTACATTGGTGTGCCAATCATCACTTTATATTGGCGAAGTTCTTCGACTGGTACATTGATTTCCATAGTTTACCTATATTCGATAAGATTTATAAATTGTACAGCATGTGGACAAGAATGTACACTAGAAAAATGATTCAAGTGTAGATTCTTCTTTGTCTAAAATTTCAAACTTTTTAGATGTGTTTTGCTGCAAAGAAACGTTAGCATCAACCCATGGTCGTTGACCTTCGATTGCTGCCTTTACTTCGGTAGCCATATCTACAGCTGTCTGATAAGGTACATTCTGACATATATGATTGAAGCTACCACGAGGATTGAGAAGCTGATAATCTTCAGGCAGACCCATGATTGTCATTGCTTCTCGAAATGTAATGTATCGATCTTCATGTGGATGTGTTAGCATCTGAGGATAGTGACCTACAAATGATCCGATATGACCTTTAGGCAGAATAGTGCCGCGGCGCATAATATTACCACCTGACTCCAACTTATCATACATTCGATAAGCTCGCTTCGATTCGCGGTCATAGCCTTTATTTTCCAGCCATTTTCCAACACGGACGTAGTCGTGTTTATGGCTTTCAATGAGGCTATATACATCAAGATAATTAGGAGTTGAAGGGTCCCGCACATCAATGGAATCAAAATGATCGCGATGAGATATTCCACCGTGAATCTCCTCAAGTAAATATTTGTAGAAAGGATTGTCTGTTGGTTTGGTTCTATTAATGACTTCAGACATCGGATCCTTAGGATCACGATCGACACTCAGTATAAGATCTTCGATTGATGTCATGTCTCTACGATAGTAGTCAAACACTGGTACCTTGTCTCCTTTCCAGAAGAAGTAGAATGTACGTTCGCGTGTTTGTGGTATGCCGTGCAAAAGACTTTTTGTCTTAAACATTGACATAACATAACCGTGTTCTTTACCAACTTCGATAAGTTGATTTCGAATTGGTGCACCGATTTTACCGGTGAAGGTTGGGGCATTCTCTCCCCAAAATACAAGAGGCTTGATCTCGCCAAGAACGTACTTAGCCGTTTCAATCATCCAGCGATTGTTTTTGTTGTCCTCTCCATAACGCGTGCTGAACAATGACAAGCCAGCACAAGGACATACACTGGACACTACGTCTACGGGATGGGGGTGGCGATCCCCTTCGTCGAGTACGTAGTACGGTACCTCATGATTCCAATAATTTAGTAGGTGCTCTTCGTTTGCTTGAAACGCATTATATGATAGGATATAATCCGGCTTATGGCCGAACACCTTTTCGGAGGCGAGCACTTCACCTCCAATTAATGGAATAATAGTCGCATGCTTCATTAGCTAAAAAAATCCTCAAGTGTAGTTGTTTCTCGCTCTGCTGTAGGTATATATTCAACATACGGAGCGTGACTCCACTGATAGCCTTGCCAATGTGGATACCAACGACGAGATAAATGTACTGACTGAGGTCGTTCCATAAACTCAAAATCGAGTTCACCTCTCGAGTTAACCATCTCACCAATCCACTCGTAAAGTTGCACCTCGTCTGTGCATCTCTTTCTTACTTCTTCTTTGAACAACTTGCGAATATCATTTCTCTCTTGACGAGAGCCATAGAACGGCGTACCTTTATACCAACCAGTTTTTGGAATAGATCGTGTTTCTGCTTCGATTGGCAGGAGTTCGTAGATACGAATTTTGCAATTATACTTCTGTGCAATGGCATGAGCCTGCTTCATATACTCTGCAACGAGTTGTCGTGTGGCAGCTACAGGATCATCTTGACGACAAAGGTGATGTCTTACATCGATGTTGCCAAAGTAAAATTCTAGATGTGTATATGTTCTATCTTCGAGAAATGATTCGAGTCCTTCTTTCAATGCGCCGTGTAATGTCTTGAATGGTACGGATAGATTGTTCCAGCCCGGGCGATACATGCATATTGCATGACTATCACCGACAGACATTTTTGTAAATTTGTGTAGTTCGTTAGGCACAATCGTTTCGGCAGTTTCACACATTCGTTTGAGATTATCCCAATCGATGCCATCCCATAAAGGATTCCATTCTTTGCCTTTTTCTTTAGCCTTGTCGAACTTCTCTTTCATAAGGCCATAATAATCAGGCATATCAATAACAAGGGAATACACTTTACCAGTAAATCTAGAGAAATTGACAAAGTTTTCAATATAAGGGAAATTATTGAGACCGCCAAAAAGATTAATATTGCCACTCCAATCATTGCCATGATATACATACAGGTCATCATAATTACTGAATTCACTTTCGTATTGGTCCCCTGTCATGTTGACTTTAATCTGGCCAACGTTAGCTTCTTGTAATTGATCGGCATATATAACACCTTGCGCAGCTCTATGGCTACTTAATTGGCGTGAGATTGTAATAAAAGGTGTTGCTACTAATCCACTACGCTGATGCATTATTTTTCTCCCAATCGCGATATGAATCTATTCTATCATAGATTGTATCATCTTGTAAACTAGGTTCAGTACCTACATTCCAAAAAAGTATATTTTTACCACTATTTTTTGGAATGTATTTCCACACCTTACCATCATATGTGTCGATGGACGGGAACGGTGGTAGATTTTCTTTCTTCTCTGCTTTTATGAATGGCAAAGGTTCTGATGTAATGGTAGATCGACCTAGCTCGCCGGCCTTCATGTTACGAGCGACGGCAATACCATTGATACGAGCATTTGGCCATGCAATTTGAAGAGCGCGATTGAGAACTCCAGTCGAAGTAGCAACGTACACTTCATCTGGCTCAGGTATTTTACTAGCTGCGTGTACAATTGCGGCGGTAGCGTACTCGTGTCTAAGACCAAGAGGGATGAAAAAGTATCCATGTTTTTCTGCATATTCTTTTGCCTTTTTGTTAAGATTTGGCATCGCTGCAATACGATGGAAATGCACTTCTGCTCCACGTTCTATACAACATGCCTGATGATGTGATACTCTCTTTGATGATGGCATAAACAAGACAACCTTACGATTGTGATGTTTAGCTACATCTAATAACGATACCCCAGCGAGTCCAGTCCTTGGCTGACAGTATACCAACGTTTCGGCAGGGGCTTTGAAGGCAAGGAGATCGCCAGCTCGCGATTTTGTCCCCATGATAAGGTCATCTCTAACGACCCGTACTCCTTCATGTTCACGGACAACGGGATCTGGATTGAATGGTTCCCATCCTTCAGTGAGAGATAAGTAGTATTCTTTTGCTGCTTCATAGCCAAAAACTCCTACGTCTTTGTTGACGCCATCGATTACATGATTATTGTGTGCCACGATCATACCTATTTGTTTTAAGAGACCAATTCTCTGGATACACCCAGTTATATGGTATCATCTTTGTTTGCTTTTTAGAACCTAGCTTCATTGACATAAACTTGTAATGCATACATAGCTTGTCTTCTAAGTTGAGATACTGATGTGTATGAATAGGATTGCTAGGATGATTTTTGAGATAGTCCATGTGTTGGATCTGCATCTCTGCCCATTTATTCATCGGTACGTATTCACCATCCTCATCAATCTCATACTTTGATCTTGACATAAGATGTGGACAGTCAAAGATCTGCGACAAACCATCGAAGTATCCTGTACCACCATGTAAGAACGAGTCAGGATCAACCCACTCAGGATGGCTCATCGCTACATGTCGCGCTGCATTCTTTGACGGGTACATGGCATTACGAAAACCAAAATCGCGGACCATGATGATGTTCATTTTTTTGGCAAATTCCATCATCGTGAACGGTCTACGCATGCCATCGAATAATGAATCGAGCTCAAGTGCAATACGAGCTGGCGCTTCGATGAGCCAGTCTTTGACCTTCGTATCTTTTGGATAGTAGATCTGAAACAGATCGCTACGAGCATGACGATAGCTTGTAAATCTTACTCTCATACCGTCTTGACCATGATCACGCCATGCTCTGAATGTTTGCCAATGCTCGTTGCTAAATGAGAAGAGAACGCATGCTTCGAGTACCTTGACTCTGTCTTTCTCTTGTGCCATCTCGTCAACAAAAGGACATTCGTGCCAGTGCAATCGATGTGAGAATTGTTGATAGTTGTTCTTTAGTAAAAAGTCTTGACGTGCATCGTAGCCACGACAGAACTCGAAAAACTTTTCAGTTCGAGCTTCTTGACACCAACCTTTTAACCACGACGACGTAGGTTTGCCGTTTTTGTAATCCACCTCAGCAATGTTCTGATATTGGATATCATTTTCGTGTTCACCTAGAAAGTAAGTTAGCGACATTACGTTGGTACTCTTCAACAGTCATTTCATTATTTTTTAGAATTGCATCATCAGATGGATGATTTTTCATGCCATTAAAAGTTTCTATCAACCCCATATCCAACATATATTTCTGTCTTCCATAAGGGTGATCCTTGATGCCGCATGACGACCACAGATTATCATAATCTAAATGATTATATTCCGGACCAGGGCGAACATAATTTTCAACATAACGAATGAAGTCGCAACATACATCTTCAGCATTATATGGTACACTTCCTGTATCATCATATATTTTCGTCATGACGGCATCAAGGAACAACTCTTTTTTCATCTTCTTGACAGGTTTAGCCAAGTAAGAGATACATTCTACTGCATTTGTACCGTAATAGAACATGCTTTCACGGTTAACGTATTGAGGAAACCAGTCGGCGACGTCAGCGACTACAGCTGCGTATTGAAACTGATAGCGTCGAAGACCATTGTCTTCATTCCACTTCAGCATAAACTCACCAATCTCGCGAAGGTCCTTGCGAGGACCCATCGTCAAATGGTCCGCGAGATCGCGAGCTAATCGAGGGGCAAATTCACCGAGGTAATAATCACCGCCTTTCTTATAGTCGCCGACTGGTTTTGGAAACGCTGGGAACTGGTAACCGACTGAGGTATAGAAGGGTACCGGGTAGTGCTTCGCCAGCTGCACCATCTCTTCTATTGTATCACACTGATGGAGATTGAAGAGGATGGTGTTAAAATACCCAGATGGTTTCTGGGCATAGTTAATTGCTGAACCGGTGACTCTATGAAGGATAAAAACATAGAGCCATTCAGGAAGAGAGAATACGTCTTGTTTACCGGTCCAGTCTTTGGCGACGGTCTCTCGTTGACGGGTACACAAGCCCGCCTGCATCTTTTTCCAATATGGATGATCTTCTGTCCATCCATAAAAACAATCATTTATGATCTGAGAAAAGCCTGCATATTTGCGTTCGACTACATCATATAATTCAACATTCTCCATGAGATCATCACCGAGATTCGAATCCTTATGTGCGACCATGCCATAAGGTTCTTTATCAGATACATTACATAGCTCTTGCTGTTTATAGGCTAAGTTGAAGTACCTTATGAATTCATCATAATATTTTGTAGTTTCAATCATTCAGATAATCTAATATTCTTGTAAGGTAAATTTGTTCGACCACATAGTAGCCACCACCATATATGTTCAGCTTTACATGCAGCATGCTGACTTTGTCTTACTGGTGCCATTTCTTCCCATACGCCGGTGAATGTACGAAAGAAATTTGAGGTAAAATCCGGATCAAACGATTTAGCTGGATGAATAATCACATGATCATTGATATTTTTGAGTGATTCATCTAATGCTCGATATCGACTGTTGCAAAATCCAAACGCCATTCTATCAGTATAACACGCCGTAATGCTTTCACTGATCAGGTCGATGTTATCTTCATTGTAAATATTATCCCAACGACCTCTGACTAATACGTCATATACTTCATAATTGCATGCCGCCCATTCACAATAATTTACATGTTGCCAGAACAAATCCGGATAATAACCCGGCGGCTGTTTACTTCTCTCAAATGGCAATTCCATGAGCTCTTGAAGCGATATTGATTTTGGATCACTACTTACTTCCCATGTTGACATTCCGAGATCTGCACCAATCTTATTGGCAAAATCTGTATGCACATCAATAGGATCGTATGGCAAATTGTTTTGATTTACCTTACGTATACTACCATTGACGTAATACGCAACTCTCACTTTTCAGCCTTCGCATTGTTGTCTTCGACGATATCATAGTAATATACTACTACAGATTTCATCTGTTGTACATAGCGCTTAATCTCTTGCATGTTATATGACATCAGTTCGTAGTCATCAACAGTGATGGCGACGAATACAATTCCACCAGCACGCTTCTCAATTTCTACGAGAAAATCGTCGAGATTTTTATCCGATACTACGTAGAACTTTGGTTCTTTAAGATCCAGTTCCCGTGGAAGTGTCGGCTGTGCTATTGGCACTCTCACCTGTTTCGTCTGTATCTGTATCTCCGTCTTCGGATGGAGCCAACTGCACCCCGTCACCATCAATAGAGTCGATAACACGACTAACTTCTTCAATGCTGTCAAATACATCTTTCGTTCCATTATTAACAATATTCGACACCCAGTCCGGTTTAGCTGCCGCTAACCTTTGCAAATTGTGTCGTCTAAAAATATCAAGATATCTGTTCAACTCGACTTCAGCTTCTTGATTTGCCATGGCTAAAGTATTTAGCCTTTCAGTTTGAGCTTGTATTTCATCTCTTAGCTCATCAATAGTTTCAGTTTGTGTGGCAAACTTTACTTCGTATAGTTCAATCTCAGTGCGTAGTAACTCTAACTCAGCTTGAGTATTAACATAATAAAAATATGCAAGCACACCAGCCGAAGCCAGCGCACCTACAAACATCATTCTAAGAGAGGACATTATCCACATTTATTCCACCAATTTAAAGTGTCGTTCGTATACGTGAAGGTTTTGAACCTGCCACATAATATCACCAGAAAATATTTGTGTGTGATGACTAGAAATATCATAAGCCAACATATCTAGTATATATTTCTGCCAAGCATAGTCATTCTTGTAACCGAAAACCACATCGTTAGAGCGCATCTGAACCACACAGTGGAGTTTACCATTACGTACATAGTAAGTTACAGCATTGGTACAAATAAAGTCTGACTTACCATTCTCGTTGTATTCATTCCATATAGATGGACGATTATAAATCATTGTTGCACGTCGGCCATCCGGATGAGCGAGAAGTTCTTGCATTACACGATGGTATTGATTACCATACTTTTCACTGTAAATAAGATGGCCATAGTTTGAGTTGATCTCACCGTGTTCATTTGCCGAATACTTCCAAGCTTCAGGTGGTGCTCTACCTTCATCATAGATATCGTGAATGTTAGTAGATTGAGAAATATACCAATTGATCTCGGCATCGATATACTTTTGAACCGGTCTACCAAAGATAGATGGCTCGTCTGCAATAAACGATGCACCAATTAATTCGATAGTCTTTTGACCAGTCTTGTCAATTGTGAATTGTTCTTTGTGTAAAGCTTCTTTGAAATAAGAACGGATATCATGTACTTTATTCTGAATCATCAATCACCCGATTAAGGAAGTCACGGTTTGTTTCTTGGCCATCCATTTGGCCACGCATGTATGCAACAACGAATGATGCATAGTTGATTAGATCTTTAGCAGAATCTTCGATTGATTCGAAGTTTGGTGTATATTCTGGATCACGTTCGCTAGCTTCGATGACTGATTGCATACGAAGAACTTTAGCATAGATGAGATCTGTGATAGTAGCTACACCACGAGGATAGTAGTCTGCTTGACGAATGCGAGAGTAATCATTTTGATAGTCATTAGACTTTTTGATTTGTACCTCAGCACATTCTTGTAAAACTTTAAGTGATTCTTTCATGCTTCACCTCTTACTTTTTGCATGTGTTGATATGATTTGAACCAGCTAGCCGGTGAACGTGGCTTAGGCATTGATAGCTTAAGCTTACGTTCTTTGAATTCTGCTTTGAGAATGTCATGTGCTTCTCGTCCCATAAATCTAGATACTAACTTTAACAAGTGGATACGAAATTGTACACCGTGGTGCATTGAGTTATGTGTCTGATGTGCCATTTCGTGGATAAGTGTATACTCATCCATGCCTGTTGTACCTAGCTCGATCTTACCACCAACGTGTGCACGACCTGCAGTAGCACGACCCATGCGGCGATTGTCCATCAGATAGCATTGCTTACCAATCTGACTCCACAGCTTTGACTTCTTGATTTGCTTGAATCTTTGTGTTGCTTCGTCGATATCTTTGAATTGACGGATGTCAACCTTTGACTGAAATGCCCACTCTGAACGATAGACTTTTGTCTTATCGGAGTCCTGATATCCAGTCTTTGAACGGCCGCCACCTCGAGCAGCTCTCTGCTTTGCCATGTAGTACTTGGCATACTTTTCGATATGAGATGGAGACATGCCTTGGTTCTGGCATTCTGTGATCAGAGAGTCTCTGAGTGAGCCGTAATAATAGGCCATAAGTGTGTACCTTTTTCCATTTGACTAGTCTATTCTACAGCATAATCAAGAAAAAGTACACACTTATTTTTAGTAAAAAAATACAAAATTAATCGGTTATTCCGATTGTGACATCTCAGCCAGTAGGCCATGATTGCCGGCATGTGATGGTGTTTGCCATCCTTCTGGCTTGATCAGATCTGGTAGACCGAGAGGATTAGGACGTGTTTCTTTTACACCACGTTCTTTTGCCATGTTGGCAGCGAAGACCTCATTCCACGCTTTATGAGCATCGATACCAAATGCATCCATTGTGCCGATAGCTACAACACATAGATCAATAAGACCGTCGACCATTTCTTCAGGATCATTATTGATGATTGCTTCAAGCGTCTCACTAAATTCCTCTTGTATAAACTTCATTCGGAACTGTAGGAACTCACGTAGCTTTTCTGGATTTTCCTGTACCCATTCGTGTACACCATATTTGTCATGCATAGATCTAATGTCTGATGC